AAACCTAAAACCAAACAGGGAAACAAAGAATGACCACAAGACCGGACAGCGCACGTAGCATTTGCAAGGAGGTTGGCCTATCGCTTTCCCAATGGCAAAAGGCCAAAGACGCGGGAATACATGAGGGAATATGCAAAGAGGAGGAAAGGCGAGGCACCTGGAAGTGGGGACGAGGCGGCAGCCCCCTCCCCCTCCCCTACCCCCCTCCCCCTCCCCTACCCCCCTCCCCCCGGGGGGGGGGCAAGGAATCTATTGCCGCACAGGTCAAAGCTAGGTTTGGTTCCGGTGCTGTCTGTCTTTGTTCAAAAAAATTTGAACTTGAAAACGCAACGGGATTGCAATAGGGATTTGAAAAATGAAAACGAAATCGAAAAAGGAAAAGACTGAGACAACGCCCGACGTTGCCCAGTCTATGAAGCAGGCGGAAGCGTTCTGGGGAATCTCAGGATCAACGCTACGGATCGCCAAAGCGGCGGGCTGTCCCGCATTCATTCAGCATCGGATTCACCGTGACCCGCTCATTGCATGGCTGGAGAAAAACCCAGACGCGGCAGGCAAAGGTGAATCGCTCACCGACGCGGCGGAACTCAAACGCCAGAAAACGGAGGCCGAGGTGAAACTGCTTCGCGCTAAGATCGCAAGGGAGGAGAGGGAAACGATACCCCTCGCCGATGCTAAGGCCGAATGGGCAAGAGCGGCATCTATCGTGCAAGAAGAGGCCAAGCAGTTGATGGAGCGCGACCATTACCGCGTATTTGTCGAAAGGTGCAAGACGAGAATCGGCGAACTATTGGAAGCATGAAATCCTCCGAACTAGCCCGCCCTTTCCTCGCCGACTGCTTCGTGATTCCCCACGACGGCGATATGGTTTCATGGGCGGATGGGAAGCTGAAAATCCCCTATTCCGTCCGTTATCCAATTTACATGGCGAACGAATCCCCGTGGCTCATAGAACCAATGCGGGCGATTTCAGACCCGAAGATTCGACGGGTTGATGTCCGTATGCCAGCCGGAGCCGCAAAATCCCTGATCGGAGAAATCATGGTTGCCCATGCCATCGTGGAATCGCACGGGCTTTTTTACTACGTATGGCAAACGGACGATGACGCGAAGGACGCGGTGGAAGATCGTATTATGCCGATGATCGAGGCGAACGATTTTCTTTCCCGTCGCCTACCGGAAAAGCAGGACAAAATCAGGCGGCAAAAGATCGCTTTTCCTGGGTTCTCGTTTTACTGCATTGCGGCCAAGCCATCGAAAGCACAATCAAAGCGGGTGAAGATCCTCGTTATGGAGGAACCGCATTGTTATGAGGCGGGCATGATGTCGGCATTTGAAAAGCGGGTGGAGGGCGTAAAAGACCCGAAGATCGTCACCCTATCTACTGGCTCAGTTATGGGCGATGAATCCGACGAATCATTCCTTGCCGGGACTTGCGAGGAATGGGAAGTGCCATGCCCTGAGTGCGGAGAGTATCAGGCTATGACCGACCACCGTGACCGCTTGCTTGCCCAGATTGACGATGAGACGAAAGGCGAGGACGGAGATTACAACTGGTCTAAAATCCTTCCGACCGTCCGATATAACTGTTCCGCGTGTGGGAAGGATTGGCCGACTGATCCAGCATTCCGAAAGGAGCAATCGCAGAAAGGACGATACTCGGCGACGAACTACAACGCGGCATCCGATCACCGGAGCTTTCACATGGAAGCGCAATCCGTTCATTACTTCCCGCTCTCGCAACTCCTCATGGAGAAAATGAAATCCGTGCAAGCGTATCGCCGAGGAGCTATCGAGCCGTTCAAGGACTACATGCAGAAACGGCGGGCGATGGCATGGGATGAAGCACCGACCGACACCGACGAGGATGCGGCGTTTGAACGCTCCAAGGGCGATTACCTAAAAGGCGAGCCGCACGAACATGAGATTACGCGTTTCATGTGCGTGGACAACCAAGCCGGAAAAGCATCCAAGGGCGAATATGCGCACAGATGGTTCACTTGCCGCTCGTTCGGGGAATACGAATGCCGACTCATAGACGAGGGGAAAATCGCCACATGGGAGGAGCTGGAGGAGAAGCGCAAAGAGCTAGGCGTAGAGCCTGCCCGCGTCCTTGTGGACTGCGCATGGGATACCCCGAACGTCCATGCGGTATGCGTCAAATACGGCTGGCAAGGACTATGGGGAGACCCAGGAAAAAAGAACTCATTCCCGCATCATTCGCAGGTTCTCACACCGACCGGCCCCGCGCAAATCACTCGCCACCTGCCATTCTCCCGCCCGCAAGTCGGTCATGTCGGCATCGGCACGGGAGGACAACAACGGCAAGCCCGATACTTCTTTTGGTGCGCACGCCCGATCAAGGACATGTGGCATCGACTCAAGAACGGATTAACAACCTACAAATGGACGGTTCCGCGTGATGTCTCGCCCGAGTATAAAGCCCAGATCAATGTCGAGTTTAAGCGGCAAGTGACAAACAAGGCCACGGGGAAAAAATCATGGGAATGGTATTTCCCGCCGTCGAAAGCAAACCACTTGACCGATTGCGATCAAATGTGCCTAGTTGCCGCGATCATGGATAAGAACTTACAGCCGATACTCTGGACGGCGGGCGGGGATGACGGGAATGAACCCGAAAACAAACAAGACGACGAATGATACAATCAAACAACACGCGACCGATAGGTTACTGGGAAATAACCAAACGCCCTTACCTTCTCGCCAACTACCCTCCCCGCACCGCGAAGGACTTGGAGATTGCCGACTTGAAGCGTGAGAACAACGCGGCATTCCAGCGGATACAGGAACTAAGCGCGGAACTAGTCCGACTGGGATACGACCCGACGAGTAAGCGAAAATAATGCTTGCGGCCAACCCAGATCGGTGGTTTTCTACCTGCGGCGGACGTGCAAATCAGCCAAAGACTTCTTCGGGTGTAAGCACCCACAAGCCCCGCACTGTATTGCACGTCCAGTCGCGGGGCTTTTCCTTTGGTGAGTTCCTGACATATCCGGTAACGCGGACACTGAGAGGCAAAGGGGCGCAAGCCTCATGGATTCTAGGAAGCTCGTCGGGCAATGATTGCCGCCTATCACCCCGAGCGCGAAGTGGTTCATCCCATTCCGCAATGGAAGAGCGTTTTTCCGAAACGGCCAGTTATGGTTCGCGAATCTGACTCCGAAACGATTGTAAGAGGCGGCTATTTGGTTTCAAACCCTTCCTATGGAAATTAGGATTTCAGCGATTAACAGAAAAACACATGATTAAATTTAAATCAATTCAAAGCGACGATGCGGGCGCAATATTTCCAACTTGCGCTAGCGATGCAATGGCGAGCATACGGATGGCGATGCAATCCCTAAATGTCCACATTAAGAAGCACGGACTGCCATCTGCGGTGAAACTGGATGAGAAGTGGATCGCATTGTGCGAAAAGCCCTTCCCGCTATCCGAAGGAAATATCGCCGAAGAGGAAATCCAACTCTTCCGCGTCGCCCACGAAATGAATGGAAGGCGCGTGGACATCTATCGGGATGAAATGAACCGTAAGGTGACGATCACCATTTCATAACTATTTTCAAAAATAATTCATCGGCGCAAGGGGCAACCTTTGCGCCGTTTATTTTGCAGTCGATGAAAATTTAAACTTTACAAAGTAGGGCGATTTACTAAGGTTTTGCCGAAGAATGTTGGGAAACATACTTACCATAGTCCTAAGAAGTCCCCTGCCGCCGCGTCTAACGGTGGCAGGGGATCACCCTTTCGCGTCGCAGGAAGGAGGGTCTAAGTGATTAAGCAGACCCTAGTCGGACTTGATGCTGCCGACCTCGTGCAAATCCGTGACGCGTGCAAAGCCGCGATCATCGCCGGAACCGTGCGCGGCATTTCCTACACCATCGCCGGACGTTCGTTTTCTTTCCCATCATTGGAAAGCGCATCCTCCACGCTGCAAGAAGCGGTCTATGCGCTAGGCATCCTTTCCGGCACACGCTCATCAAACGTGCGGGCAAATTTCAATCCTAGCGTCGGGAGGGGAACGCGATGACATCGGAGTTCAAGCCCGGCGTATTGGATAACGTGCTTTGCGCCCTGTCGCCTGAGCGCGGCCTTAAACGCCTCGCCGCTCGACGCATCCTGCATCAGTTCCGTTATGACGGAGCGATTGCCGACAGTCGCCGCGCATCCGCCCCGCAAAACATGTCGCCGAACTCCTTTGACGTTCAGCGCGACCGCTTGCAACTCATGCGCGAAGCCGAGGACATGGAGCGGAACTTCGCGCCCGCGAAAATGCTCAACCGCAAGTTCGCCAGCTACGTCACGCCACGCAGCTACCACGCCCAAACGGGAGACACCGGACTAGATCGGGACATCGAGGAGTATCTCATGGAAGATGCTTTCCTTAACTGCGACGTTACCGGACGCTATGACTTTTTCCACATGCTGGAGTTTGGAGTCATGGGTTGCAACCGTGGCGGAGATTATGGATGGGCGTTTCAGCGTTTAGGGGCACATCCTGATATGAGCGAGGACGAGCTAGTCCAACTTCCCTTTCGCATCCAAGCTATCGAGCCTGACCGCATCGGCGGCATTTATCAAAACGTCGTATCCAATGACTATGTTTCCGGATTGAACATCGGCGAATACGGCCAGATCGAATCTTTCCGCGTGTTTCATCGTTCGATGACCACGAACACGTATGACAACCCGATTGACGTTCCAGCCCGTGATTTTGTCCACCTGACCGACCCGATGAGGATTGACCAGTATCGCGGCGTTTCCATTCTCGCCACGGCTATCCAAAACCTCCGTGACCTTTACGAGATGATCGACTACGTGAAGGGCAAGGCAAAGCTCGCCAGCGCGCTGACCGTGTTCACCAACTCTAACGGCGCAATGGCGGGCAATGGCGCGATGGATGCATACTCCACAAACCTCTTCCCCGGCGATGCTTCGGGATTACAGCAGGACATTCAGTTCGGGCAGATCAACCACCTTGCCGCTGGAACGGATATTAAATTCCCCGCCAGTTCTTCACCATCGAGCGAAGAGCAATGGCTCATGACGCAGCTCCTCAAGTTCGTAGCGATGAGCTATGACCTCCCCTATTCTTTCGCGCTTGACGCATCGGCACTCGGCGGCGTTTCCAGCCGACTGGAATCGGAAATGGCCAAGGCAACTTTCGAGAGATTTCAAGGAGTTCTCGCACCGCACGCCAACCGCATGAAAAACGCCATGCTTTATGACGCGGTGGCAAAAGGCATTTTCCCCGTATCGAAACTCCGCGTGATTCACAAAGGCCGCTGGGGATACCGCCCGCACCCGCAGCCCGATCTTGGCAAAGAAGCTAGTGCCGCCGTATCACTTTACCAGCACGGGATGCTCGACCCAATGCAGCACTGGGTGGACAACGGACAAGACCCCGAAACAGTCGCTGAATCCATGACGCGATGGGCGCAAATCAAAAAAGCGGCATCGGAGAAATCAGGCATTAGCGTCACGGATATTTTCGGCAGTGGCCCAACTACGCCGACAGCAACAAGCGAAAGCACCACGGAATCAGTGGCTATCGAAAAACCCAAAGAATTTTCCACCCGCAAGGAATTCCGTGAAGCGGATTCCAGCATTAACGCCCGCATCGAAAAAGAACGGGAGAACGTGGACTTTGGCGCGGATTGGGTAGCTGACATCAAGGAAGGCATCGCCGATCTTGCAAGCGGTGAAAACCCCGAAGCATTACAACGCCTACGCGTGGAACTCGACAAGGCCAACGCATACCTAGCCGAACACAAAGCCGCGCTAGACAAGCTGGAAGAACGCCGCGAACGCCGTGATAAGGACAAACCTGCCAAACCCGCAGCGGGCAAAGAATCCAAAGAGATTCGCGCCAAGAAACGTGATGACCGCCACGCTCTAACGGAAGCTCTAAAAGCATCTGGCAAACCCGAACAAGAGGCATATGCCATTGCTTACAACATCATCGAAAGCGGCAAGTTTGATAAGTCGAAATTGCCATCGGACATTCAAAAGAAATACTACTCATGAAGTTTTTCACCGCACTAACAACCCCACGGATTGACCCAGACAACGGGATTATCCGTTCCGTATCACTCATGGAAATGGGCGATGCAAAAGGGCATTATGACAAGAAAGGTAGGCAGGTCATTATCGACGAAGTGACCCTTGAACAGCTTTTCAAGGAATGCAAAAAGCTCGGCAAGATCAAAGTTAAAGCCAATCACGGCAGCGGCGTTTTTGAGGTAATCGGATGGGCGGACAACTTCGCACTCCAGGCCAACAAAGTGATCGCCGACGTTCATATTTACGAGTCGGAAAGCAACCGTAGCCGCATCCTTGAGATTGCCGACAAGAACCCCACCCATATGGGAATCAGCATGGAGTTCACGGGCGAGGATAAGGCACGCGGTGAGGTTTGCTTATGCCGTTGCGACGGCGTGGTGGCCGCAGCCCTAGTCGATGATCCAGCCGCTAACAGTTCTCTATTCTCCGCGAAGGCAGAGGAAAAAAACAACAATACAAACAACACCACTAATATGGAAAACGAAGAAGAAAAAGACGAACCCACCCTCGCGGATGTTATGTCCAAGTTCGAGGAATTGAACACCCGTTTGACGGCTCTTGAGTCGCCACCCGAGGAGAAGGAAGCCAAGGAGGATGAATCCGAATTGAGCGAAGAAACCAAGGAAGAGGAAAAGACCGAACTCGCTGGCCCATCCGCATCTTACAAAGTCTCACTTTCCGAAGATGAGAAAAAAGATGAGGACAAGAAAATCGAACTCGCCGCAAAGCGTGGAGCGGAAGCCGCGATCAAAGCGTTCACCGCAAAACTCGGAATCACCAATCTCGGCAAAGCTGGATCAATCTCCACGCCCGCTAAGACAAAGCATTTCGAGGAACACGTTGCAGACTTGGCCGTCAAGGAGTTTTCCGGCGACCAGACCAAGGCGCGAATTGCTATCCTTACCAACAAAGGAAAACACCCTGACGCGTGGAAGGCATACGAATCTTCCCGCCATGTGAAAACCGTATAACCAAACCAACAACTAGAACCAACTAAAATTATGGCCAGTCAAAACGACCAAGGATTCAAGTCCTTCCTCGCATCGGGCGCGATTTCCGCTTATCGGATTATCGACGTTCAAGCGGACGGGACAATCACCGCAGCAGCTAACAACACCAAAGGAATCGGCGTGACCCAAGAGGACATCGCAGACGCTAACTACGGAACCGTTAAGCTCTGGAGCGCACCGGGAACCTTTATGGTTGCCGCATCGGGTTCTGCCATCACGGCAGCAACATCATACGGAACTATTACCGGCGGATTCGTCGGAGTTGTGACGACCTCCCGCTATGAAGCACTTGTTTCGGCAGTAGCTTCTAACGGCATCGTCACCGAGTTCGTTCAAGTCTAACAACAACAATCGAATCAAAATCTAACTACCTAAGACAATGCCTTATACTAATGCACAAGCCACACCACGGAGCGACATTTACGCTCTCGTGATGCAAGCCAACGCGGACTTCAACAAGATGTTCATCGGCGATCAAATCCTTCCCGTAAAAGGTGAGGACGTGAAGCGCGGTATCTACATGAAAGCGAAGCTCGCTAACGGAGAACTCATGAACGGCGACGCGAAGCCACGCGCCAACGGAGCCGCTTATGACCGTATCAATCGCGTCTATGACGTTGACCAGTATGACGCTCTTGAATACGGCCTTGAGGCTGTAATTGATGACGCATACGAGGCCGAGGTTGAACGCTTCATGAACCTTGAGGCTACTGAGGCAATGCTCCTTGAGCGTTCGCTTCGTATCTCTTACGAGGCTCGCGTAGCCGCTGCCGTGTTCAACGCTAGCACGTTCACAGCGACCGCCGCCGCAGTTGCCTACACCGAAGCGAACCTCGCCACGATCAACCTTCCCGCAGACGTTGCAGCCGCCAAGCTGCGACTTCTCAAGAAAGGCATCGTGCCGAACTCGATCATCATGTCGGCAAACGTGTTCAACCGCATTCAGCGTTCTACGCTCATGCAGAACCAGATTTTCGGCGTAGTTCCGAAATCCGCCGGCCAATTCACGCTCCCCGGTGAAGACGACGTTGCCCGCGCTCTCGGCGTGGAAAAACTGTATGTCGCCAAGGCCGCGAAGAACTCAAACGGAAAAGGACAGACCTTTGCCGGATCGTTCATCTGGTCGGACACCTACATCAGCGTCGCACAAATCGCAGGCGGCGAATACCAAGCAGGCGGCATCGGACGCACCATCCAATGGAGCAAAGACACCACTGGCCTGTTCACCCCTGAAACCTACCGTTCCGACGAGCGTCGTTCCAACATCCTCCGCGTGCGTCAACACGTTGCGGAGAAAATCGTGGATGAAACCGCCGCAGAACTCATCACGACTTCCTTTTCGTGATTAACCTGAGCTAGGAGGAAAGATGCTATACGCCATCCTCCTAGCTCTACCCTTTCCCCAAAAATATGAAAATCACCCTAGCCTGTATCGTAGGAAACGAGGAAGCCGTCATTGAACGGTTCATCCGCTCGTTCGCACCCGCCGTTGACAACTTCGTATTTGTCCGTGCCATCGGATCGAAGGAAAAAGATACGTCTTTTGAAATCGCCCGCCAAGTATGTGAAGAAGTCGGCAAACAAGGCATATTCCACTATTACCATAACGAAGCGGATTTTCCGCATGTCGATAGTTTTGGATCAGCTCGGCAAATGGCATGGAACCACGCGCAGTCATTCAACCCTGATTTCATCCTATGGGCAGACTGTGACGACGTTCTTGCCGCCGGAGCCGCCGAATACATCCGTGCCGCCGCAGAATCCGCAAGCTATGACGTATTTATAATGCCCTACCATGTGCGAGGTGATAAGCAAATCGTCATGCGTGAACGAATGGTGAAAGCGTCAATCGGCAGTCACTGGAAATACGCGATCCATGAGCAACTGACATTCCCAAATGATGCGACCTACCGCATCGTAAAGGAAGCGGTTTTCCTTCACCAACCACTCGCCGAAAAGTCGGGCGGACATGAAAGAAACGTCGCAATCCTCAAAAACGAAATCAAAGACACTTGGCGGAATTTCTTCTACCTCCAGCAAGAGTATTTCCAAACCGGAAACGAGCGGGAATTTCTACGCTATGCCACGGCCGCGCTGGCATGTCCCGGCCTTGAAAAGATCGAGCGTTACGAGATCCTTTTAAATCTCGCACAGACACCGGGGCAGGACTCCCGAAAGCTCGCCGCCGAAGCCTTCGCCATTATGCCGGATCGGCGCGAGGCCTTGGCGTTGCTTTGCAGCTACTCGCTAATCGACAAGGATCACGACACCGCCTTGACGCTGGCACGCAAGATGATGGAGACTGACAAACCGTCCCGTAGCTATTGGAGCCAGAATAACGAATGGTATGGATGGAAGGCCGCAGAGCTATACCGCCAATGCTTACGTTTAACCGGAGACACGGCAGAGGCCGACCTTGAGTTTCTACTCAACAAAGACGACAACCGCCCTGTTTTCTCCATAATCCATGCCACCCTTGGGAGGCCGGAGCAAGCCTTGCAGATTCGTGAAATGTGGCTGTCACGCGCCCGTTACCCAGAAAACGTGGAATACATTTTCGGACTGCATTCTTTCGATGCACCAAGCGTTAAATAC